ACTAGCTCCAACTCGTTTTCAAAATGATTTGTTTTGGATTCCCATTCATCAAGCCAATAAATATAGCATATAATATCGCCAAGAGCCGCTTCAAAAACGTCTACAATTAAACCGCGCACTCCATTTCTTTTGTGCTTTATCAAATCACCAATCTTCATTATGAATTTAGACGAACCACACCAGCAGGCAATTCGCCTTCAACAACACCTCCGTGTTTGGCACAAACAAGTGCAACTCGCTCTGAAGGCACCCATCCATAAACCGTTTCAGTGGGCATGTTTTCATTTTCTACCCATTCCATAAGCAAAGGTTCCATTTGGGATGGAAATCCCACTTCAACTGCGGTGTATCGCTCTGCGTGATCTACGCGAGGACTACAGTAATTTGTTTCGCTAGCTTGTACGCTCATGTTGAACCCATCAGCACATACGATTCTTTTATTGTTACTCATATCTTGTTTCTCTTTTGTTAAAAAATAAAAAAATAAAAAATAGGACAGCCCTCTCTTTTGTTCTTTGCCCGAGAAGATGACTAGGCTCATTTCAACTCGATAAAAATTATATCGCCTTCAATAGTCCTATTTCTACTGTCCTGTGATTTTGTATTATGTCAATCTAGATTCATAACGTACTCCTATTTCTATATATATTGTGCCATAAAAATTATTAATTGTCAAGAGGTTTTTGTAAAAAAGTAAAAAATTTAATTCCTTTTCTTCTTTATTGCTTCTGAATAAGGAATAAATTTAACTAGTTCTAGAAGCATACATACATAATTATTTTCTAAATCTGTTCTCTGCCTCTTTTTTGCCAATAAAATATCTTCACGAAGTTGCAAAACAGCTATTTCTGCATTTATCAAATATTCTATAGCGTCACAAACCGCTTTTATTCCTGCTTTTACCAAAGAATTTGATCTTGCCTTAAAATAAAATTTAGCTAAGCCGTCGCCCTTAAGTGCTATTTTTACTTCGACTGGAGCGTCAGTATTAATCATATTCCTGCTTTTCTTAAAATCAACATTGACTAAAAAATCACACAATTGAATCATTTGCAAAGAGACGTAATCAGTTGAAAAATAAGCTAACATTCCATTTAGCAAAGCATCTATAGTTCCTTTTCCTGTCCCTTCAATATTGATAGTTTTTTCTTTTCCCTTAAAAACAAATTTTAAATCACAAGATATATATGACAAATTGCTATCAAAGTCTTCTATAAGTGAAAATTTTTGAACGTCGATATGAACTTGATTTTTCCCTAATATTTTGCTAAGTATCAATTTGTTTTTTTCAAGTTCTAATTCTTCCGGGTAAGTTAAGTTCACACTTTAATTAGTTGTGTGCATTCGTTCGTATACAACGTTTTTAGCTAAAACATAACACGCCGAAGCTAACACAAAACCAGAAAATACATCAAGTATAAAATGTTGTTTAAGCACAACTGTTGATATGGATATTAAAAAAGCCCATATTAAATACACAGGCTGAATCCATTTTTTGTGCTTTGCACAGCTTGACAATCCAATAAAAAACGCCAGCAACCAAGAAAAAGTCACATGGCTGGAGGGGAAAGTATTATTAGAGCCGTCGATTTGTCTTGTTAATTCTACGACAAAGCCTGAAATAGAAGCTTCAGTATAACCATCTCTAGGATAAAACACAGGGAAGCAGGCATAAAAAAGAATCATAATTATAGCGGCTACTATAATGGAAAAAAGAGTAGCAAAGAAAACCTTTTTCTTTTCTATCATGATCACTGTTGTTATGAAAAAAATAGGAATCAAAGTGTGATAGATCCATATGAATTCCGGAACAAACGGAATAAACTCATCTAAATCGGTTAAAAGGTTGTAACCAGAGGTTATTACTGATTGAATTAAAAAATAAAAAAAAAGATAAGGCAAAAATAAAATTAAAACATATTTAGCTTTTGCCTTTTTGGTCACTAAGGTGCGATTCCTTTGTAAAATTAAAACGTGGTGATTGGTGTGAAAAAATTTTCACGCTTCAAAAATACATATCAAGAGAATTTATAAAAAGACTTGTAATTGTTATTTTTTATTTAAAAACTTTATTTTTAGTTAGTGGAGAGAAAATGAAATGTTACACATTGGCAGTTTTTCTTTAATGGTTATAATTGAAGAAAGGTAAAAAATAAACTTAAGTGCTGAGTCGTTAGTTATATAAAATTCATGCTTTTCTGTACTAAAGGAATCTTCAGCTTCTTCCAAAATTTTACCCATTTTATATAAAGAGGCGTAGCCCTCACATAAATCGGCCAAGATATGTTCTTGACCACTTACATAAGGATCTTTAAAAAGTAAATTATGAATTAATCTTTTCTCTTCTGAAATTTTTATTAGGTAGATAAGATATTTTTCTTCAGGAAGTATATGAACAAGTGTTTCCTCACTCATTTCTTTCGCAAAGACATTTTTTCGCCTTGGCCCCAAAAACATTTTCTTTTTCTATCGCCAACAATTAATAGAGCCTGAATATATTTTTTGCCGCTTTGTTCTTTCAAATATGCGCGATAAGGTTTGCTTTCAAAAAGTCCATATAAAGGTTTTCTTTTTCTTCGTTTGCCATATTTGCTTTTAGGAGGAATATTCAAATATTCTACACATTCTTTTGTTATCTCCTCTAAGTCTTTGCCCTTGGATGCATGTTCTTCATAATCCAGGTCAATAATATTTACTATCACAACCCAGGCTTTAGTTCCAAATCCTTTAATATTATGATATATAGAATTAGAATATAGGCCAGATTTTGCCTTGCATTCAATCATTTAATGTCTCCAGGTAAGTTTCTAGATCGCTGCAGCCGCCTATAAATTTGCTTTCACCATCAGAACTTTGCTCTAAAACAAGGGGGACAGTTTCCCAATTAAATTTTTCTTTTGCTTTTTGTAATAGTTCTGGATTGCTGTCAAGTGTGTAGATGGTATGTGGATATCTATTTTCAGCTAAAATATCAGAAGCTTTTTTACAAAATGGACAAGTAGATTTTGTCCAAAGAAAGTAATGACGACTAACCCTTAAGGACATTTCTGTCTCCTTTGGAATTTACATTTAGTTTTCCATTAATATAATTGGGCGCCCCAACTACGATAACTTCCAAACCTACATTTCCTTTATCTAATGTAACTCTGGTAAATTCTTGCCTTGAATCTAAATTTTCTGGCAACAAGCCTTCTTCTAATATTCTTTTAAATTTAGGTTCTTCTCTCAAAGAAACAACATGTTTTGGATTAACATATAGTTCGCGCAAAGAATATCTTTTCTTTACAGTATTCGCAGCATTTGGAATCTCGCAAACTTCTACTAACTTAATCATTTTTTCTCCTATAAAACGTTAATATCTTTTTTATTAACATACCATTCATCTCCATTATACCAGACTTTAATATGAGTTTTATCTAATGCTGTCATTTCAGTCAATAAAAGATTTGCCGGTTTTTCAAGTTTGTGTGTTTTTACTGGAGATGGACCAATATAAGTTTTTTCAGGATCAAAGCCTTCTATTGAATTAAATTGTAACAATGTAACTTCTGATGGAATGTATACTAAATCACCCGCTTTCATTTTCTTCTTCTTTTTCTTCTTTCTTTGAAGTTGTACTTTCTAGAAGTTCTTTTCTATATCCTTTAAGAATATTTGAGCAATCACTTAGACAAAGATCAACATTAAATAATTTAATTCTCATTTCGTCTACTTTTTTAATTGCTTCTCTTTCGCGATCTTTTGTTAAAGAAACTAACAAATCATTAAAATCTTTATCCAAAGATCGATACGTGACGCTGTGTTTCTTCTGGAGCATGTCTCCAACGGTTTTAAGTATATCATCAAACTCTACAGAATATGTGATATTCACTCTCTTGTTCATAAACCACCTCTTATAACAGTATATACAATGCTGTTCCTAATGTCAAGTGTTTTTATAAAAAAGATTTGTACACTGTTGCAACGATTAACATAGTCACTGAAGTGATTATAAGCCAAATGAGGCGAGAAGAAGTTTCTTGCCAAGATTCTAATTCGCGAAGTCTCGCATATAAGCCGGAATCAGGGTGAAAAACAGCTTCCTTAATTTTAGAGATATCTTCTCCCATTTCATCTTGCTTGTCTTTTACTGTTTCTATTTTATCTATCACTTGATCAAATCTCCCAGACATTTCAGCCAAGGTTACTTTTGTTTCTGTTTCACAGCCAACATCAGACATGAAGAAATCCCCCTGCGGTATAAATAGTATCTAAACCTCAATAACGGCGTGGTTCGTCGTAATTAAAATTGAGGCAACAGAAGTAGCATTTTGTATTGCACAACGAGTTACCTTTGTTGGATCTATGATGCCAGCTTCTAACATATTTATTACTTTACCCGAAGTGAAATCAATACCTAAATTTTCTTCGTCATTAAGGGCATTTATGGCTTTCTCTAAAATCAAGTCTGGGGATTGACCGGCATTATATGCCATTTGTTTTAGTGGCTCTTTAACTGCCTCTAAAATTATTTTTACACCTAATTCTTGATCTTCATTATCAACTTTAACATCCAAATCTTTTGATGCTCTAAGTAAAGCAGTGCCGCCTCCTGGTACAACTCCTTCTTGTTGAGCAGAATAAACAGCTTCAAGCGCATCTTGTATTCTATATTTCTTTTCTATCATTTCAATTTCAGTAGCTGCACCAACTTTAATTATTGCAACACCGCTCGCCAATCTTGTAATTCTTTCTTGTATTCTTTCACATTCGCCAATATCTTCTGTCTGTTCAATTTCCGCCTTGAGAGTTTCAATTCTTTCTTCAATTTGAGATGGGCTGTTTTTTCCTCCAACTATTGTGGTAAAAAATTTTGAACATTCAAAGGTCTTTGCTTCTCCAAATTGAGTTAACTTTATATCTTTCAATCTTAAATTATCAGAACGAGAAATAAAAGTTGCTCCAACAGAAAGAGCTAAATCTTTTAATATATTTCTTCTTTCCTCTCCATATTTTGGAGCTTTTACCGCAGCGACTCTTAAAGTTCCACGCTTGGCGTTCATAATGAGCGCAGCCAAAGCCTGTCCTTCAATGTTTTCAGCAATAAAGATTGCTGGTCTAGCTTCTCTAGAAACTAATTCTAATACTGGCATCATATCATCAATAGAATCAATTTTTTCGTCGGTTACTAAAATTAAAGGATCTTCATACTTTACAATATTGCGCTTTTCATCTGTAATAAAAGCGGTGGCTAGATAGCCAGAATCAAATCTAAAGCCTTCAACAATATCTAAACTTGTTTCAACAGAGCGCGCATCTTCTATTGTAATAGAGCCATCTTGTCCAACTAAATCTACCGCTGTTGCAATAAGACTTCCAATTGTCTTGTCGCCGTTGGCTGAAATAGTTGCAATGTGAGCAATATCATCTTGAGACATGATTGGAGTAGAAATTTCTTTGAGATTTTTAACAATTTGGCTTACAGCCTTATCCATTCCTCTTTTTAATTCAATGGGAGGTGCGCCAGCAATAAGATATTTCTGAGCTTTTTCTAAGATTGCTCTCGCTAAAACAGTTGAAGTTGTTGTGCCATCTCCTGCTTCGGAATTTGTTTTTGCTGCTGCTTGTTTAATTATTTGTGCGGCGACGTCTTCAAATGGATCTTCAAGTTCAATAAACTTGGCAACTGTAACGCCATCTTTTGTTACTATTGGTCTTTTACCTTTTTGGCGGATAATGACGTTTCGGCCACGTGGGCCAAGTGTTGATGCCACGTTATCAGCTAAGATTGTAACACCTTTAAGGATTTTATTATGTAGTTCTAAATCAGATTCATATTTTCGTGGCATTTTTCCTCCGTGTTAAAAAATATGTTATTTCTCAGGTCGTTTTTGTGCTTCTCGTGATAAAGTTGCAGTGTGAGTGGCTAATCTTTTTGCAGTATCTGAAGCTTTAAACGCATCGCCAACACGATTTTTCAAATAATAACCGTTAATTTGATTGGTTAAGTTGTCCATTTCTTGATATAAAGGCGCTACTAGTTTTTCAAGTATTTTGCTGTATCTTTGCAGAGCGCGAAGAATGTTTGTTTTGTTAAATCTAATTGTACCATACAAAGTTCCTCCTGAGCGGACTGTCATTGGCTGGATATGAAATTGTGTTCTACCTTTACGGAGCAAACCTTTTAATAGGCTAGCCCATTCAATAATAGACTCAGCATCGTTAGCTTGTACTAAAGCATTTATTTTATTCACAATATTAGAATATTCGTGTTCCCCTTTTATATTATGATCCCACCACCTAGTTATATGCACCGGTGCTTCATGAAAATCTTCGCTAGTCCCGAGAATTGAATTAAGATATGAAGCCCGTCTGTATCGACCAAGCCAGGCAATCCGAACCGCAGCTGTATTCTTTCTTTGTGGATCATCACTACGAAATGCTTCTTCATCCTCGGGGCTTATAACTAATTGAGAAAAAGTTAATTTTTCACCGTCCCATTCCTGTACAGAGTCCGGACCATTTCCGAACTCGCTATTTGCCCACAAATCAAATGCCCTTTGACCTTCATCACTCAACATTATTTCTGCTACTGATCCGGCGGTGGCGGCGGCAATCGAGGGTTTTCTTACTACAGTTTTCCAATTTCCAGACCCTTTCGATCCCCAATCATAATTAAATTTAACCTGTGATGGGTCTAAACCAAACATTGGGGCGCGCAATAAAAATGCCTTTTCCCACCGCTCTTTTTTAAAATTAACTTCTTCTGGCGACATCGGATCTGGTTCGGTGGCTTCTTGAATCTTTCTTTTTTTATACCCTTTAAGATCAAAATATTCTTCGTGTATCCAATAAAAAAAGTTACTTGGCTTAATATTGAAAGAATATAAATCTAACGTATCTTTCTTTGTTTTGGTTGCAACAACATATTCAATTCCGCGATCTTCGGCAACTGCAGCAACTTCAGGCTTCATAAAAAAATCTAATAAAAGTTGTAAACTTCCCTCAATCTTTGTACCAGGAGCTAATAATTTAAGACTCACTGGTTGACCACCTTTACCGGTTTTAGGATCAACGAAAAATCTGACGTCTTCAATTGGAAGTGAGCCGCCGGTTACTTGCTTTCCTTCAAGCAAAGCAGACAAGAAAGCTTCAAACAAAAAACCAGCTGTCGATTCGTTAAAATCATCTATGGTTTGTTGCAACATCTTAACCGCTCCGAGAGAACCCATAATTTCAGAAATTGATGGTTCTCCTTCCATTCTTCCTTCGAGAATTTTGTTTATTGAAAGTATTTTTTTACTTAAAGTGAGGCCCTCAACATTACTTGCAATGTATGATTGAAAATCATCGCGCTCGCTTGTGCCGAGCTTTCCGGCTTGTTCTGTGGGGGCCCTGAAAGCTTTCAACATGGTGTTATATACATTAACGGCAAATTCATCAGTTTCAAGCTGTGCTTCGTTTGACACATCTTCAAGAAGTCTTTCTCTAGCTTGAGAAAGCTGTTCTTCAATCATTTCTAATAGACTACCTGAGTTTACGTAATGTTTTGAAACTAGTTTGTTAATATCTACCATAATATAATAATTAGTCTTTTCTCCTCTTAATATCTAATAATACCTTAAGTAAAACAAGACGATAAGTTTTTTTCCCGCATAAACCACTTGGCAATAATCCAAATTTTTTCTGAAATAATTTAATTTTCTTTATCAAGTTTTTATTAAAACCGAATGCAGTAAACCAACAAGGATGCCAACCATATTTTTTTGATAATCTTTTGTTTAATATGATTAATAACTTTGTTAACATTATAACAGTTCCTTTTACATCATTTAAGCTTTTCGCCTCTTTATTGGTTTAAGCGTGCCGTTTTTCTTTAATTCTGCAAGGTCATAAGGAAATTGTCTTGCCCATTTAACCCACGATTGTCTATCGTTAAAGGTGCGAGAAAAAAGCATAATGAGATCTTTTCTTTTATTGCGACCTTCACCAACATGCTTCCAATTATCTACTGCCTTTAGAATTCGATTTTTAGCTCTCACGCCTGAAATGTTTTCTACCTGAAGTCTATAATTAAATTCATTTTTATTGCTTGTTTGTATTCTCCATGCCACTGCGTTCATCACTATCTCCTTTTTTATGTGATTTTTTATCTTGTGTCTTAAGTATACCATTCTCCCAGTAAATGTCAAGTTTTCCTTTTAAAAAGTTTCTTAATATGTGCATACATTGTCTAATTTGTTTTTCATCAAAGACTTTTGCTTTGCTTTGTTTCAAGTACCAGATGAAAATAGAATTGGCAAGAAAAGCTTTTTCAGCATGAAATACATTTTCATTTTGGCTTAATGCTTTTTCATCTACTAGCCACTGCTTGAAAGCTTTTCTTGCTTTTGTCATTTTTTCATCTCTGTTTGCTTATTCAAATAATTTATCATGCTGTCCCACGATTGGTATTTCACAGAATGTTTAAATGCCGGAGGAAGACAGTTTTTTACTTTATGAACTGCTGTTTCTTTCCAAACAAGTATCATTTGTTTACCTGCTAATTTAATTTCTTTAACCTCTTCTTCTGAAATATCTGAATCTTCTAGCAACTCCGACTGAATGGTGTTGGCAACTTCCAGATATTGTGACGTGGCTTCAAGCATCATTAATATATATAAGTGAATTTCATTAAAAAACAAATAGAACTTAGCAATTTTTAAAACTCTATACAGAGTAGCATAAAGTATTGCACCCCCAAGGAACCAAAAAAACTCATACATATATCACCTCTCTCAGATTTAAGATACCTAAGTAAGGATAACATGATTTTATTGGATTGTCAATGGATATAATTTATTTTTTAAAGTATTTTTTCAAGATACGTCTGGTGAGTTCTTGAATTAGTTTTTCTTCTTGGAGAGAAAAGCCTTTATTTTCTTGCAGCGGCGTTTCTCCTTGCGCTAGAAAGCGGCGGGCCCTTCGGGGTCTTTTTAAAAGACTACGAAACTGCCTTTGTGCTTCTGTGCCAGGAAGTTCGCCAGTTTTTAAATGCTGTTGCAGTGCAAGACTATCAGGAACCCACCCCTGGCCTGTCTTGTATCCGCCTTTAATGCCGCGGGATGACGGGGGCCCTCCTGCGCGCATCGCTTCTATATCCCTTTGTGGGGTGCTCAGCACTGCTAGCTGGTCTGCACTAAGTGGCTCCGCACCTCCTGGTATGCGTGCGGCCAACTTAGTCGCAAGAAGTTCGGCTGGACTCACGGTCTTGGTCAAGTCCACTTCAAATCCAGGGGTTGGAGTAAACGCCTTTTTCTTTTGTAAAGCGCGAAGAGCGGCGGCATGTTTAGGGCCCCAAGTTTTATCTTTTCCAGATCCGCGACCGTATTTCAACATACCAGATAAACCAGCGTTATCTAATGCACTATAGAATGAGCCATAATCTGTAACTCCCTCGACGGCGGCGCCGCTCAATATCCCCAAACCACGTCGGCTTGCTCTTTGAGCCCTCCGTCTGCGTCCGGTGGCGCGTGAAGGCCCAGGCGCTGCTGCTAGCGCCGGTAGTGCAGCGGCGGCGGGCGGTGGACCTAAGTTACCAATTGGATTGCCTTCTTCATCATATATGTACTCACCTCCAGGCTCTGCTTCTGGTGCTGGTTCCGCTTCAGGAGCAGCTTCCGCTTCAGGAGCAGCTTCCGCTTCAGGAGCAGCTTCTGGGGATGGGTCCGGGGTCATAAGATGCTTCATTTTTGCGAACTTGGGTGGCCCTGGTGCCGCTGGACCCGTCGATGATGCCGCTGGGGCCTTCGAAGGTTGGCCGTCGTCGTAGAGCTTGCCTTGATGGTAGACCATTTTCTCTACGATTTTAACACCTGACAACTTTGCGAATCTTTTAACCTCTTGTTCTGTTAAAAGTGCTTTCTTTTTAGACATGATATCGTTCCTTTTAGCGGCGGCGGCGGCTTCGGCGTCTGCGTGGAGTTAGGCGTTTTGCAACTCTTTTCATAGTCTCATTAATAATTTGCTCTTTTTTAACTCTACCAGCAACGCGACGTGAAAGTTCCTCGTTAAATGTTTGTTCCCGGGTCGCTCTACGGGCTACACGATGAGAAAGCTCTCTTATAAAAGCTTCTTGTACCATAGCAGTTTCTTCTTCTGGGGGCATGCCCATTTCAGGACCAGGAGGCATTTCAGGACCAGGAGGCATTTCAGGACCAGGAGGCATTTCAACTTCCCCTTCAAGGCCTTCATCGCCTTCTTCGGGCATTTCGGGTTCTAATCGCTTGCCAAGGGCGACGATGACTTCTGCTTCTTTTTGACTTAAATCAATGTCTGCAGGGCCTTCTTCTTCGCCTTCCAATTCGCCTTCCAATTCGCCTTCCATATCAGGTGGCAGTTCTTCTTCGGCCGCATCCATAGGAGGAGCTGCTTCTTCAGGAGGAGCTTCTAGCTCATCCTGCTCTTGTAGCTTTTCTACAGCATTGTCAGTAAGGGCACCAATTCCGGCTAGTCCCATAAAACGGCGCACGGTTGACTCATTTAAAAGTTGCTTGTTTTTATTACTCATTATATCACTCCTTAGAAAACAGCATTTCTAACATAAATAGTATTTCATTTCAGTAATGGATTATTTTTCCTCATTTTTTCCACTGCCTTGTCTTGAATCTGTTTTATCCGAACAATACTCAAGTGCATCCTTTTTGAAACTTCGTCTAATGTCATTGAACCTTTGTTTTTGTTAATTGTTATAAGGGTACAATTTAAGTCTTTTCCATAATCAATCCACATTCTACAATCCTTAATTTTGCATGCCTTGTTTTTTAAAATACAATTCTTGGCACATTCTTTCATAAACCACTCTCCTTTTCTAAAATATCAAATATATTTTCTATCTCATTTTCATTTAACCCAAATTGTTTAATAGTTTCTTTTTCTTTTAATCTTGCTTTGTTTGTTTTATTACGCTTTCGTTTGGAAATGGCTTTATTTTCTTTAATTTCCTCAACAAAAGCAAGTATATGTTCGTTACTTTCTGTATACGCTTTGACTGTTAAATTAAAAAATTCTTTTATTTTAATTCCATCATAATGTAAACGTATTTTTAAATCTGCATGAAGTTTATCGTTACTTTCAAAACAAATTTGTTTTATTGTTTTCCCATAATTTGGCATTTAGTTTGTCCTTAAAATATGAGCATGGCTTTCCGTTAAACCAGCATTAGTTTGACGTGCCCAAATCGCCTTTGACCATAATTCTGTAATATTTCTGGCACCAGAATAAGAAAAACCAGATGCCACACCATTCCTAATATCTTTTAACACGTCTACAACCGAACCCCTGTAAGGAATTTTTGTTGAAACGCCTTCGTTTGATGAGTATTCTCCTCGCCAATTGATTTGAGCTTCTTTGCTAGCCATTCCTCTATAAATTTTATATTGATTTTTATTTTTGTCCTCGACAATAAATCCTGGTGCTTGTTTAGTTCCGGCTAACATGGAACCAAGCATCACAAAATCTGCTCCAGCAGCCAATGCTTTTACTATATCGCCAGAGCTTTTAATGCCTCCGTCTGCAATAATTTTAGTATCTCTGTCGCTCTTTGCACAATCCATAATTGTTTGAAGTCCGGGCATGCCATGCCCAGTTTGAATTCTAGTAGAGCAGATAGAACCACCACCGACATTGCATCTTATACTATTGGCGCCCCAATCTGCTAAATCTTCAAAGCCTTTTCGTGTTGCGACGTTACCAGCCATAATATGAACTTTATCGCCAAAAATATTACGCAATGTTTCTAAGGCTTTTTTCATATATATATGATGACCATGAGCAATATCAACACAAATGACATTTGCGCCAGCATCATATAAGGCACAGGCACGCTCTTTAAAATCTCCCGTCACGCCAATGGCTGCACCGACATTACACATTTCTTCATAGTCCCCTGGTGTGCGTGCATTAAGGACAAAATTAACTTGTTTTTCAATTGAATTATATCTATGTATAATTCCTAGGCCACCAGCTTGATGCATTGCAGTTGTCATCGTCGATTCTGTCACAGTATCCATGGGGGAAGAAATGACTGGTAATCCTAAAAAGGTGTTGTCATCTAAATAATTACCAATGACAACTTCTTTTCTACTTTCAATATCAGAATATTGTGGTATTAACAATACATCATCGTATGTTAATGCCTCAGTCTTATTTATCACTTATAACCTCCCAGTTATCTAAAAAAACAACTTTCTCTTCATTGACTTGAATTTTTATTTTATCTGTTGACCAATACACTTTATAAACCTTAATATCTTTATATTCTTTTATCTCTAAAATGATCCCCATAGAACCATATATATCGCGTATTAAATCACCCACTTTCATTTAAAATTTCCCAGCGATCTTTCAAAATTTTAAAAGGCGCTTGAGTAACAGAAGCTTCACCAGAAAATAAAAGTTTTGCGTATGTTTTATGATTACGTTCAAATATATTTAATATTAACGCGATTCTACCGGAACGAGTATGTCTAATTAAATCACCGATTTTCACTTTCTAATTCTTCAATCATCTTATTTAAGTACCAACGTGCTTTTTTTAAATCTTGTATTGCTTTTCCCTTATATCTGTGTCTAGAAACGTATTTAATTATATTGCCTTCGGCATATCCCATTTTCCAAGAATTAATGTAATCAAATGTCTCGATGGCCTGTTCCCCAGCCCAATTAATATTATAATGTTTTGGGTGGTTTATATGATCATCGCTCATCTTTTTCCTCTATATGTTTTTTAAAATCATCTAATATTTGTAATGCTTTTTTCCAGCATTTAGGACAGTAAAGTCGAACAATTTCATTTTGTTCTCGCACTACTACATTCCATGCCAGAACCATTTCTTTATTAGTTTTATCGAATGGTTCTTCGCAGGTTAAGCACTTATTTGGTAGTTTACCAAATAATGCAATTTTTGTTGTTAATTCTTTTTTTACTTTCTTTTTTGATTTATTTGTTTTTGTTCTTTTTATTGTTCTCTTTAAACTCATGAAACCCTCAATTCATTTAATTTGCCACCAGCAATCCAGTTTTGATCGCAGCGACCTTTTACGCCAGGGACTTTTCCGGAACCTGTCCATTGCCAAATATCCCATTCATCCCAGAGTTTTGTTTTGCGTTTAGGTTCAACTCCGCTATTATAACTTGCTAGCCATAATGGATATGCAGCTAATTCTTTTTGTAAAGCTTCTTCTGCTTTCATTATATAAAGTTGCCAAGCCCAACGTGCAGTATAGATAATTGGTTTTGTATTTGTTTCACAACCAACTCTTTCTAGCCAATGTAAGCACCAGTGGACATTGTGGTTATCATCGGTTTTCATGCCCTTTTCTACATCCAGTACTGGAACAAGGTCGCCACATTCTAAACCAGCTTTATTTAATTGTGTCAAGAAATTATCTGCTTCTTTCTTCCAATCATTCGGGTCGTTTGGTGAAGTGTCTGGTCTTCCAAAGTGATAAGCACCAACTGGCATATTTTCACTTCTAGCATCATTAAACTTTTTCTCAAAGCCTGGATTAATGTGGGTTGTTCCTTCGGTGACTTTAATCCAAGCATATTTGACTCCGGCCTTTGTCATTGCTTTAAAGTCGACGGTGCCGTTATGGCTTGAAAGATCAACACCAGAAAAAACTTCAATACCCATGCTGCCAAGCGTTTGAGGACCGGCGATTCCATCCACTAGTAATCCGTTATTGTCTTGATATTTTTTTACTGCTTTTTTTGTATTAGGGCCAAAGTCGCCATCGGGTTTGGCGCCTGTTTCTGATTGAAGTCTTGCAACTTCTTGTCCTTTGTTGCCTTTGCGCAAAGTATATTTAAAACTCATTTATATCTCCTTTTCTTTTTGTACATTATGTTCTTTTAAAACTTGTTTTAGACGGTCAGCAGAAATTGTTTTTATTTGGTCCACACGATATTCTTTCAGTGTGGGATCTTCGCCACAAAGTTCTTTGCGCCACTCCATACTACTACTATAACATTCATCGTCATGCCAGTCAACAATAAAGTACATCCATCCACCTTCTTTTTTTTGTTTATTTATAACAGTGCCAAATCTTAATAATCCGTTATAACGATTCCACACTAAATCTCCAATTTTCATTCGCCCTCCTTTTCATTAACTTTATAAATCTCAATTGGCTCAAACCAAGCCACTATATCCGGCTGGCCTATGCTGTAAAATATACCATTATATTTTTCTTTTATTAAATTTAAAAGATTATCCCAGTCAATGCCCGTTCGTAGCTGTAGGCCAATTGGGAGGCCTTCTTCTTTTTCTCTATTTTCTTTTATAAATCCTATAAAGTTTTCTAAATTTCTATCATTTTTTAAATTATAAATTTCTGAATGCGGTACTTCTGTCGCAAAAAGTTTACGACCATAATCTCTTGCAATTATTGCTTCAGTGTTTTCTTTATCAGCATAAAAGAAAACACGCGGTACCATACTAACTTCTTTTTCATTACGGCTATGTCTACTAGTGCTTGACAAGAAATAATTAGGATCTAACGTCAAAGTATCTTCATCGCTCTTTCCATAATGATATAACGTCATCATTCCGCCACTGTCATAATCTTCTAATTCTCCTTCAGTTAAAAATCTTTTGAACCCCTCTAATAGTCTTTTCACTTAGTTTGCTTCCTCTTTTTAGCTCTTTCAACTATTTTTTTAACTGCCCATTTAGAATTTCTAGATAAATTTTCATATGTTTCCATTCCTTCAGAAAATGTCACTGGACGACCAGAAACTCTAGACATAAATTCAGATTCTTCACCCATTTTTAAGGAACCAACACTTTCGCGAGTCTCGTATGCTGGATATTCTCCTTCGGGATTTGTTCCTAAAAGATACGCATCTTCGGCGCCTTGGGGAATAATTAAAATAGAATCTTGATCATACTCTTCTCCTAAATGACCGATGTTTTTCACAAATTGTGGGTCATCGCGAAGATTTGAAACAAAAAAACTTTCTTCACTTACTTCTACTGCTTTTGGGGTTTGAAAGTTTTCAATATATGAGCCAAGAACTTTTGTTACGCCATGTCCTTGTTCTAATAATCTTGCTTTTAATTCTCTATTTCTTTCATAGTTTTCTTTTTTTGTGTATTGATCTTTAAAAGCAGAAAGAATGGCACTTTCATGTTTTATCATGTGTCTGTATAGTCTAGACAAAGAAGATTCAGTTAAAAACTTTTGCCAATTTTCTATCAATCTTTTCATTTATTTATCTCCTGTGCTTCCAAATCCACCCTTACCTCTTGCACTATCTATATTTAGTAATTCAGAATCAAAAACTTCTTTAATTCCACAGTGAACAATAGGCACTAATACTGCTTGTGCAATTTTAGCGCCTGGTTTAAAAGATTGTGTTTCTGTTCCAAGATTATGAATGTTTATATACACTTCTCCATTGTAACCAGAATCTATAACACAAGCGCCAACTATAAGTTGTTTTTTTGAAGCAATTCCCGATTTATTCTTAATCTCTAACATGTAGCCATATGGAATTTCTACTTTTATTCCAGTTGGAAGCAATCGTGATTCTTTTGGTGGAATAAAAAAATCTTTTGTACAATCATATAGCTTTTTTTCTCCGTCCGGACAATAAAATAAATCCATTCCAGCATCTCCTCGATATACTCGAACTGGTAATTTTGCTTCCGAACGAATTCTGTACACTTTAATGTTCATCTGCAACTCTTATTTTAATAGTCTAAAGTTATATTTGATAGATCTCGTGCTAAAACCCCATTGTTCATCGTAATCTAATCTCCCAACGTAAGGGCGATTAATCGCAATATTATCTCTTCCTTTTTTTATCCCCCAACATTTAATGCTATTTACTGTTGACGTATTATCAATAGTTTTAATAATCCAATATGATTTTCCATTTTTTGTTTTCTTTTGGAGAACTTCTCTTGGGACAAACCACGCTACACCAATATCCTTGTCCCACTCACTTAATGGTGGAATACAATAATCGTTTAGCTGATTTAAAACATTATCACTTAAAATCAATTCAATTGGAAATATGCCAGTTAATGATACTAAATTTTCTATATTTTCTTCATTAGTAAATTCACCCTCTGGTTTATATAATACTATATTTTCTTTAAACTTTTTAAGGTTTTTTGGTCTATCTACAACAGATGCAGTCCAAAAATGTTTAAGGCCTGAAAATCTTTTATCTACTAACTCGTTTAAGGCGCCGCTCCTTGTAAGGACATCTAATCCTTTTTTATTTAATTTAGAATATATTATATTGTCGTTAAAAAGAAGCGCTTCAATATCATCAAAAGGCCTATTGGCAATAACTTGTTCAATTGCTTTGTCTCCTAAGCCTTTTAAAGATGTCAAAGGTTGAATTAATGTTTTGTTGTCCTTTGCGATTTCCCAGACAATACCAGAAGTATTAATGTCGACAGGTTTAATTTTAAACTTAAACTTTTTTGCTAAATTAATTGCTTTTTCTTTTCTAGTCTCTGGCTCTTTATCTAAGAAAGCAGCCATCCATTCTGCTGGGTAATAATTAAACAACCAAGCGCATTGATATGAAATAATGGAATAAGAAACAGCATGTGATTTGTTAAAGCCATAGCCTGAGAAGAACTCAAACTTTTGCCACATTTTATTTGCCCAATCTTCTGTTAGTCCCTTTTCAAGACAACCTGCAATAAACTTAAGTTTTATTTTAGTTTTGTGTGTCCTTGTTTCTCCAGTTCCTTTCTTTGTGAAAAGTTTACGGAGTGTGTTGCCTTCATCTAAACTAATATCTTTACCCAATTTATGAGCAAGCAATGCAATTTGTTCTTGAAAAATTAGGAATCCATAAGTCTCTTTTGTGACTTCTTTTACTATGTCATTTCCATATTTTATCTTGCCTGGATTTTCTTTTGCATTCACATAACTATCATGCACATTTGCACTCAAGGGCCCAGGTCTGTAAATTGCTGTAATTGCTGCAATATTAATGATGTTCTTTGGTTTTGCTTTTACACAAAACTTTTGTGATCCGTCTTCAGTAAATTGAAATATTCCAGCCCATTTTCCTTTATGAAAAATGTTCTTATAAACTTTTTTATCATTCAAATTAATTTTATCAGGATGAAGGATTTCATTATAATAATTTTGTATTTCTTCAAATGTTGGATTTTCAATTCCATGGTGTCGCTTAAGGATATGACCAATAGCACCTTCAATCATCTTTAGTGTTGAAAGACCGAGGATATCAAATTTAATAAAACCCATTGGTTCAAGGTGACGAACGTTTTGTCCCTCTGACCATGGAGTCTGTGTTACTCCGCCGCTATTAATTAAAGGCATATAATGATCTAAATTTTCTCCAACAACAACTCCTCCAGCATGACGCGAGACAGATCTTACTTGCCCATATAAAACATTAATATGACTTGCTACATTTGGATACTTTTTTAAGAACGCCTTTAGTGAATCTGAATATTCCATAACTTCATCAAAGGTTGGAACATAAACGCCTGCCTTAATTCCATGTTTTTTCTTTGCCAAAGGCGTTGCTTCACTCATCATTCGCGAAGTTACGGAATTAACCTCTGTAAAGGGTATTTCATAAAGTTTTGAAATGTCTTTAACCAGAGAACGAAGCTGCAGAGTGTTAAAGTTTGAAATAGGAACGACAGTTGATTTCCCCCACTTCTCAATTAATAGTTCTTTTAATTCCATTGGATCTGAAACGTCATAATCGATGTCTGGATAATCTTTTGCATCTCTCCGCAAAAAACGTGAAAATAGAAGATTATATTTAATTGGGTCTATTTGAGTAATGCCAAGAACATAAGCAACTAAAGACCCAGCAGCAGAACCTCTTCCTGGGCCTGTAATCTGAACTTCGTTTGCCTGATTGGCAATTGCATTCATGGTTAGAAAATATTTACTAAATCCTCGATCATCAATTACCTCTAATTCTTCTTTTAATCTGTCAATATATTCTTTGTTGTGTTGCAGGTTTGAATTACGTAATCCATCTAAACAAAGTTGGGTTAAAGCTCCTGTTGCTGTTTTCCCGCCTGGTACAACAAAATCAGGAAGTCTAACTTTATTATCGGGCATAAAAGTTTCAATTCTATTATGAGCAATATTGTGAGTTTCTTCAATAGATTGTCTAACAAGATCATCATCAAAGTCAATTCCACACTTTTCTGAATAAACTTTATATGATTCCCACATTTGTTCGCCATTCTTTGGATATAACTCATATCCAATTTCATCAATGCCTGCTGGAAGCTCTGACTCCATCCAGGAGGGCAGTCCTCCTTTGCCTAACCAACCAAGTCGTTTATAAAGTTCCCGGTCTTTCCACGCATCTTGATTTGGGTAGTGACTATCAGCAGTTGATATTAAATTAACACCAAATTCCTTATGAAGTTGTATAATGTATCTATTTAGTTCATGCTGCTCGGGAATACTATTCCATTGAAGTTCGCCATACCAGCGATCTCCAAAAATATCCATCATTGTCATCGTTGTGTCGCGCATGGCATTTAAAACAGCATCTGAACCTGCTTCTCTATTTTCCCAATAGTTTCCAGCGTATATACCTCCAAGACAAGCCGATGCTGCTATAACTCCTTCATTGTGCTTTTTAAGCATTGCATAGTCCATGCGAGGATAACGATAAAAGTTATCTGGTGAAAATGATTTAGAAACCATTTTAAAGATGTTGTTTAGTCCAGTTTGGTTTTGTGCCAAAAGAATAAGGTGCCTACGGCGGTTAAGAACATTCTTTACTGATTGTTTGTTTGTTTCATCTTCAATCGTTGTTGCTGATCTGGAATTGTCAAGAGTTTTCTTTTGTTTTTTATCTTCTTTTGCTTTTGTATATTCTTTTTTCCATTCAGCAATGCTTGGTAGAAAATATGCTTCTATACCAAAAATTGGTTTAAAGTCTTTTCCGTCTTTTTGCATTTGTCTGGCGTGTTGAACTTGATATGCCATAGCGTTCATATTGCCATGATCTGTTAGTGCAATTGCATCGTTGCCATTTTCAAATGCAAAATCCATATGTTCTGCTGGGTATCCAAGCCCATCAAATGGACTACCCATGCCACTATGAGCGTGTAAGCCAACAAATGGTATATTATTTTTTTTCTTCAATATCTACTCCTATAGGGTTCCATTCATGATAGAACATGTGTGATGGTTTGTCAAGCTTTTCTTTTGAGCCGAGATATTCACAAAGGTTTTCCCAATTATCAATATTGTAATACCAAGATGTTTTTAACTTCTCTGCCCCTTCCATATTAACATATCTAAATATTTTGTCAAGTGCAAAAAACCTTGCTGACCATCTTTTTTCAACAGGTATTCTTTCTGTGTCATAACCATAAAATTCTCCAGTTCCTTCTTTTCTGACAATTCTGCGACAGTTCTTAAAATCCTCGCCATCAAAAGTAAATCCTAAGTACTCATTATCCTTAATGGTTTTGTCTTCATAAGAAATACAAAATGGTGTTTTGCTTGAAATAATTTTTCTAAATGGTTGTATTTCTATTGGGTCATATACGCCATAAGGAAAAGCTGCATAAAACTTATCTGGTATAACCCATTTACTAATAGTTCTACTAAGCCAATAAGCAGTTAAAGCACCATGAAGTATACTCCATCCTAAGCAATCTCTTTTATCTCTGTCCTTTGGGTGGATAGGAACGTAATAAATTGGTATTTCACGTTGTTCTCCTATTGCGGTAAATCTAGTCCTTTGTAGGTCAACTGGATCTAAAATATAATCTCCTAGACGATATCTAATTAAAGGTTGCATATCATTATGACAAACTACCCATATAGTTTCGCAACCTGCATATGCACATTCTAGAACGGCGCGCTCTACTGCTAAATAGTTCTTATTAATTGGTTGTAAACAATCATGCCAGGGGAAATTAAAATCTAATTTTTGCCCTGCGACTGGCACAATTCCTGCTAGGTGAAATGTGTTTACATTTTGGACTCCAGATTCAATCATAAAGTATCAAATATCTTATTAAGCTTTACGGCATATGATGGAAATAAGCTGTTAGCTTCTATTTGTGAGGAATACTTAAACTTTAGATTGTTTGTGTCTTCATATAAATCCATTTCCATTTTTCTAATATCTCGTTTTTCCACTTTCAATTTTAAACTATAATGTACTTGTTTTCCATTAAGAAAGCCATTTTTTCGTCCAGTAATATCGTTTTGTTTAAGTATCTTTTCTGTTTTAAAACGTGCATATGTATCAGAATAATCAAAATTTTGTAATTGTTTTGAATTAAGATAAGAAACTGTCACCAAATCTTTTATGTCTAAATGGTTTCCGAACATCCTTTCTGTGGGATAAAAATAAACATCTTTTACAAAGTTATCATTAGTTGAGAAATGCTCATGTTGATGTTTCGCACATGGAGAAGCAGTCATCCAATCTAAAACTATAAATTTATCTTTTTTCTTTTTAGCCAGCGGAAGCCCCTCTAAAGAATCATCATCAAATAAAATCAATTCATTAAATTGAATCTTTATTACCTTAAAATCTTTTGTGGCGACCGATATCGCATTGTCGTCTAGTCGAATACGATCAACTTTATCTCCGAACATATTTAAGCCCGAAATAGAGAGTAAGAAATATATTTTATTCCAGAGAGTTTTTTCCTTTTCTTGAAAAAAATATGGACTAGATAATGAATTTATGATCAGGGGCAAGTTGTTTGTATATGCATAAATAAAAGCATTTAAGTTTCCGCCAACAACTGCCCTATCAAAAAAGTAAATATGGTTTTTCATTTCTCATTTTCTTCTTCCTCGTCTTCTTCCTCGTCTGGTTCTGGTCTTATTTGAATGGGTACGCTTGGCCAAATTCTGCAGCGTTCTCTGTTGTTTACAGTAATAGTAAAATCTTCTAAACACATGGTTGTACACAAACACGTGGCCCACCTTTCAGCAAAAGATTCACCACAATCTATGTATCTTATATCACCTTGATAATCAGCACCTGCATGACAAATAGAAGATATATTAAGATTACAAGTATGAACTTTTTCTTTTAGTTGATTATTCTTTTGCTGTAATAAATCAGTTTCGTTTTCTAGAGTAGTTACAGTCTTTTTTAAGTCATATATAATATATCCTAAACCAACAAACGTGATAAAAAGAATTATAATCGTCTTTGTCACTTTAAAAAGATTCCATACACATGGTTTTCTAACATTAAATATTGAATATGATTCATAACTTTTATTTCTTCCACTGTAGAATTATTCACCACTACCAACTTGCCCACATCATCTTGATTAAATTTTTCACAGTCAATTGAAACTGCCACAACTTTATACAAGTCATATCTAGATTTAGGAACAGAATAATCATTTGGTACTAAAACTGTACTTTCTTCTTGTTCTTCCTTTGCTGTGGGCTCAAGTAAAAGATGTCTATTTCTAGGCTCAAACTTCATTTTTTACTCCAAATTGCTTTTCTACTGTTTCAAACATATCATTTAAATCATCCATGTCGGCGCCTTGTTCATATAAACGAAATGCTTTTACTGCGCTCCAAATATCTTGTTGAGTAAGCCAGCCCTCTTCAATATATTCTTTTCGTAATTCCTTTTTTTGTTCTTTATAGGGCTCCATTGCTTGTTCTACCGCCAGCATAGATTTAAGATATTCTACAACGTATTGCTCTTTTGTTGTTTCTTCTTCTTGTTCTTCGCACACTTTTAATTCAATAGACATAAATTCCTCCTTTTAAATTATTATACCTTATTTATAAATTATTTTAACCACATTTAGCATAACCACAACTTGTGCAAGTTACACAGCCATCT